TGATTATAACAATTTAATAGAATTAATAGATTAATATTTAAACCCTCCTATTGCGGAGGGTTTAAATATTAAACATTTACTTTTATCTTGGAATACCGTAAACGCCCAAAGTATAGATAGCGTCAAGCGTCGGGTGTGTACTACTAAATGCGTGGTCAATAACATTAGTACTAACCGTGATGTGCGTATCATCAACTATATCTAGTTTGATTGATATTGTTGACACAGTGTTTGTCGCCCCATCTTTTAAAATTTGTTGACAACCGACATATTTTTTCTTGTCATTTCTATAAGCAAACAAAGGGCTAACGCCTGCGTTTGTTTCGATGTATAAAAATCTGTAATTTGTCAAGCTGTCGCTAAGTGTAACACTTGAGTTTTTAACGCTACCTGTCCACAGTGTCACATCTTTATTCACGTTATCAGCTTTAGCACTGGCATTATTAGCAGTCAAAAGTGCGCTATTCGCTGTCTGCTGTGCGTTGTCTGCTTTTCCATCTGCCGAGGTGGCTGTGTTTTGCGCTGTTTTTACACTCTCTTTCAAACCTGTAACATCTGTCTGTAACGTTGTAATAGCGGTTGTGTGTGACTTCACAGTTTTTTCAACTTCACCAACTCTAGTAATTGCGCTTCCTGCATTCTGTGAAGCGGTGGTTGCCTTATCATCTGCACTGTGAATACCTGCATCGATTTTAGACATATCAGAATTGTAATCCCCTAAATATGTCGGCTTGTCAGTACCGATATACTGGCTTAAATCATAATAATTTGTTTTGTTTGTTGAACTCATAGTTTAAAAATCCTCCTTTAATTTATAATTTTAACGCCGTTTTTGCGTTACTGTCAAATGTGTAAGCGCTTAAAGCTTTAGACTGGAATGCTGTTACCGTCAATAATAAAGCGTCAAACTCACTAGCAGTAATTGGGTCGTTGAAATGCAACTCCGCAAGTTTGTAAATTACATCTTGGTAAAAAACATAGTCACCTGTAAATGGGTCATGCATATATAAGTTGCTATCTACTCTGAATCTTTTTGCGCCGTACAAGTCAAACTCTGTACAGTTAATTGATAACCCGTCAAATTCTTTACAACTTAAATTCAAGGAATCAAACTCGTTACAGGTCAAAGCATAATAACGTAGATTATCATACATATCAGCTAATGCTTGGTTCAAACTTGTACGATATCCCCTAACAGGGTTAAGCACTTCCATATTATTTGGTACATAATCATTGATATAATCATAGAGTTTTTTAACTTCTGTGTCGATATGCGCTCTTGTCTCAGCGTTTAAATCATATATCAGAATGTTTAACGTACTGATTTTATCAAGTAAATTTGTCTGCACTTTATTGATTTTTTCGTCAAGCTCATTATCTCTAGTGTCCATATCATGACGGATATTTGCTTCCACTTCCGTGATATGGTTGTAGATATCACGGTTAAGTCCGTTAATATACGTTTTCAACTCTGAAACTTTTTCGTCAGTGTACTGTTTGTACGCGTCAGTAAATCCGTTGATAGCGTCTATACACTCATTGACTTTATATCCAATATAGCACAAGCATTCATAATAACTTTGCTTATTACTGTACACGCTAGGAACGTCACAGCAAAGTAAAGGAACTAAAGGCTTTAATTCATTTTCCATACATCTCACCTCCTTTTACCAAACTTTTAAGAATAAATCACGACAAGCTTCTACAAGTTCTCGATTGATATTCTGTATTTGCTCACGATATTCTTCGATTGCTTCGCTTGTTGATTTTCCTCTTAATCCTATTTCTTTTGTATCTCTGTCTCTTTTACTGTCTTTGTTGTCGTTTCCTGTATGTTTATTGTTTGCTGTTGTAGTCGTGTTATTGACAGTTTCGCCTCTACTCATAGCACTTGCGTAGTCTTGTGTAGCTACGGTGACTTGTGGATTGTCACTATCAATATTTTGGTAGTTTTGATTGTTTTTTACCTCGCTGTTTCCTGCATCTGTCGAGTTAGTTGTTGTTTTTTCGTTTCCTTTTTCTGCTTCTGTGGTTGTTATATTTACATTTGTAAAAGGGTTATCGTTTTGAATTGCATCATACAATTTTGTATAATACGGTGTCAATTCATGCATTTTTGACATAAAAGCAGTTTTCCACATTCCTAGAGTTTCAAACCCTATATAATTATTCCAATACCTAAATAAAAAGTATGTCTTAAAAGTATATAAATCTTTTCTGTCATCAGAATAAAACGGGAAATCAAAGTTGAAGAATTTGTCTTGTGTTTTATCTATGATTCTTTGCACAGATAAGTCCATACTCCATAGTTCTTGTCTAGGGATAAAGCTTTCACAAATATCTTTAACTGTAGTAGTGTATTTACTCAATCTCGTCACCCTCTTTCCCTTTTTGCATATACTTGTCGGGTACATATCCATTTAGCATAGTAGGCAATTCACTATTGAAATCTACCGTTACATTAAGATTCCATAATTCATTGATAGCATTTGCACACCTTCTTCTTAATGTAAGACCAACATTTCGGTTTGCTTCAACCTGTCCGTTATTGCCTGCTGTCTCGCCAGTGACAAGGCGTTCGCCTTTCTCTACAGGATTGCTTTCATATCCTAAAGATGTCAGTACCTGTGACCATAAATCCCTCAACTCCTGTTCACATTTATCCACTATATAAGGTGCTTCCATGTTCAAAGCTTTAATATCTTTTAAGTTTAACGAGTCGGACAGCTTTATAATAGGTAAATAGTTATCGTACTCTTCGCCTACAACTTCAAAGCTCAGTTTTTCGTTGTCTGAGGAAGAAAGTGCAACAGGTGTACGCTGTGCATACATATTAATACATTTTGTTTTCCAAGTGTTCGCCATAGCATCTGCATACATTAAAGCTTTATAGTAATATGGCATAGTTGAGTAGTTATTCCATAATATACAGCTGTTTTCTTTTCCATATTCTTCAATATATCCGTTTGCTGTATAAGCGATTCTATCTTGAGGAATATTATAAATATCTGGTAAACCAGATAATGAAACATTCATGAATGCATATCCTGCAATATCGTCCTTGATAAATACACCCAAACCACGCCAAAATAAGGTTTGTTCAATGTACATCGGTAAAATTTCTTTGGGTAGATTATGCCATTGATACCTGTTTACAAATATATCGAAAATATCATAAAAAAAGATAGATTTGATTGTTTCAAAATCACTGTTTTTCTTTTTATTTATATTTCGTTCAAAAATTCGTAACGGATTTTTCATATATATGCACCTCCTTTAGTTATTTGATAAACCGTAATTCCCTATATCGTCAGTATGCCACAAGGTCACGCCATTGTCAAATATATTTCTCAATTTTTTCAATTGGTCTAAATCAATATCACCAGTAAATCCGCAATGAGATGTCTTTACGTAATTCCAATAGGCTCTTGAGTGTAAATAAGGGGTAGCGATTTTATTAATTGGATACCCGAACTGTTCAAAAAAGCTGTCTGCCATTTCTGCAAATTGCCTTTTACATGACATCTCGTAGAAGTCAACGCCACACTCTTTGATACCTGTCAACACGTTTTCCGACAAAGCTTTTCCATGTGTAACCCCAGCGTTTCTGGCTCTGTCTGTCTGATTGGCTAACATTCCAAGAGCGTCCCAAAAAGCGTTGGTTGTTTTACCCAGTCCATTAAGACCTCCCTGTAAACTTCCACCAGCCAATCCAGCAATAGCTGTACCTGTCCCTATGGTAGCATCAATGGCAGTATGGACTTGTGATAGGGCTATAGAACTTTTGTTTTGAGCTAGCCATGCGCGATATGTGTCAGAGGAGAACGAGCACATTGGAAAAGAGGAGTTAATAAGCGCTTCATTCATTAGTCCATGCCCTAATTCTTCGCGCGTCTTATAGTTTTTAGGTGCTGTGAGAACTTGTGGCAATGTTGCGATTGTCCCGTAGCTGTCAAATTCGAGAGATTTATCTCGGTTGTAACTGTATTCATATCTATATATATGTGTGTTCCCTTGATTGTTGTCAGCTAGACAGAATAACCATGGGTAGGAGTATAACTTTTTATTTTTTGGTTTATAACCCTCAAAAACATTGTCAGATATCTGCATACTTGTTATTTTAGGCTTGATTTCTTTCCCTCCTAGAGCAAGTGTACATAATTTTGGAGACATGAACAATCCTACGACGGCATCTTGTGCGCCTTGATTGTTATAATCTTCTAACAGTGTGTTAATTCCTTTTAGTCCCTCGTCTGTGGTTACATCATAATGCCCTATACTGCCCCAACAATAGACTCCATTTTCCACACGACCCTCAAACCAACTTTGTTCCGCTGTTCCTCGTGTTACAAAAGCGCAACACTCTGTTGGTGTCAAGTCTAATTTTTTATGTCTTGATACAATTGTTTCACCTGTTTCAAGATTTACAGGTGTTAGGTTTCCACCTATCTCGTCTTTACTTCTTGGGATGTGATGATACTCAACAAAGCATGGCTTAATATTTGCATCATAAAAATTATTCTGAAAAACATCTAAAGAAAAGTTAATTCTAGTTGTTTTTTCTGATAACCACTCAATCGAATCAATGAAGCAAAATACCCATTCATTAGATATCCCACTATTCTGAAAAGCTAAATAATTGAGATTGAGTGATTTCATCTCTGTGAACGGCACACGGATATCGTAGTTTCCTATTCGAATCGGTGCAAGGTGTGACAAATCAACACCGTTGATATGTTTACGATACAACTCTAAATGGTTCAATAAGTCTTCTTTTGAGTTGTATAATCTAACATGCTCGTATTCGTCCGACCACGGTACTCCGCTGTATAATCTTAACTTTGTTTCGGGGTTGCGTGGTGCAACCCCTCCTTGAACTGGTAAATTTATCATTCAATTATGACCTCCCTATCGTGGGTAGTTATTAATTCTTTATCATTTATTAGCTTAATGGCTACTTTAGTTTTAATAGTTTGTTTCTTATCACAAGGTTTAAATAATACAGCGTTTAAACGGTTATCTAAATAGTAATATGATGTATCTCTATCCCAATGTAAATTTGAGCCGTCGTTGTTGTATATATCAGTAAAGTACAAATCTTTAATTAAATCGTTTGGGATAAACAAATTTGTGTTATTGGCTAAACCAAGCTTATTCTTATTATATTTATTTAATTTTAGTTTAAAAGATGTAACATAGTCATAATAATCTATAGATTTAATACTATTAATTACATCTGTTTCGTAAAATTTGCTGTCTTTGTGATAGTCTCGTCTGGTCTGTAGATTGCTTTCAACACAATCGTTCCTGTCTCGTCTGCTCCCGTATGAAGCAAATGTGTACCAGGGATGACATATGTCTTTGCAGACGTTGCTCCGCTGTCTACTTCAAGGGTAACTAAATTCTGATGATATGTGCCTTTTCCAGCTGTGACTGTAACTTCAACTTCCTGTGTCTGTCCTGCTGTGTATGTTCCTGCTGTTATGGACAAGGTTGGTTTTTCAACCACTTCGTCTGTTGTAAATACGCGAATTGGGTAGAAAGGACTTGCACTGACCATTTCCACCTGTGTATAGAAGTAATTCCAAGATAAGACGTTTGCAAGTCTTTGGTCTGTCATCTCTTTGAACTGGTCGCGGACATTGAAGAATCGCACATCACAAAGAACTCCCTGTATAGCGCTATTTGCAAACTTGTCTACAATCACGGTCTGAACTGCCACGTCTGCTTTGTCCATATGGAACGCATACGCTAAAGCATCAACACTAATCTGTGCGTTAACTTCTGGTGTTGTAATCCAAATCAAGTTCGTTGGCATAGCGTGTGACGTTGCTCCTGCCGGGTTGTTTTCCGGTAATGGGAAGCCAAACTCTCCGACAGCTCGCTTTACCTCAATCAATAACTTTTTCGCTGATGCTTCATCTACAATCGCGTCAACAGTCACTGCTGGAAGTACCTCTTTTTCATACCCCACATTAATTAAATCACGCATAGCGAGATACTCGTCCCAGTTCGCGCCTGTGATAGCGCTTTCCATTTTAGCCATAATCATATCACGGATGCCATACTCACTCGTAAAAGCTTTTCTCAAATTGTCATATGTAACCGTGACTGGGTACTGAATCTCAAGATTGACATTATGGAACACGCTCATGATGTAAGACTGATACTGCTGAAAAGCGAATTTAAAGTCTGCCTGTGAATCATAGACACGACCTTTGCACATATTTACATAAGTTTCTTCGTGTGTCTCTCCATAGCGCATTGGCTCTTTCTTAAATCGTGCTAACGGATTTCTCCACGCGATACTGTCCACCGTCTGCATACCGATGCGGTTAATTAATGATGGTACAATTTCATTTCTTACTGGCGCATAATTTAAAATGTTATCATAGACAGCCTGTAAATTGTCTGATACTTCTGTTGGTAAATGGTTCTGCACCTCAAAAGACAATTCCTCTCGCACGGCACTTAATATATTTGCGTTTGTTGCTTTTGCCATTATTTAGACCTCCTTACTCTGTTTTCCCGTCAAAGTCTAAATCTTCAACGGTGATTTTTTCTTCTTTTTCATCTTTCTTTTCTTCGCTGCCCGTGTTAGTGGCTGACTCTTTCATGCGTTCCTTAAAACGCTTTTTATACTCGGCTTCGAGTTTCATGTACTTATCTTTCCATTCACTGTCCGTTTCACCGCTTCTATCTTCGGCGAATGTCTGTAGAACTTCAATTGCGTCTCCATGTTCTTCCACGTCAGCAGCCGCGTCAATTAATTCGTTTAAAGCTTCATTAAAATCCATGTAAATATCCTCCTTTTTTACTTATTACACTTTTACAGTTTTAATTATATCACCACGGCATAAAAAAGTAAAGAGGCATTTTTTTCTTTTTTCCGTGTGGGTGTACTGGGTATGGCGATAATGTCTGCAAATACGCGTACCATTTTAACGCATTCTTTTTTCTATCCTCTTCTTTTTCCACGCCTGCACGCTCAAAATTTTTTAAAAATACGGACGCTAAATAGTCCGGTTCTTTCGTGGACTTACGAAACTCTTCCCATGATATCGGATATTTTGCTGTTTCTATCCATTGCCCACTGCTTACGGTTTCTTCATCAAGCCATACGCATTGATAGTAACCATCTGTGATATCATACCCATGAGCGGTCGCCCAATCTGTATACACGGTTGCCGGAGTCCATTGAACTAATCCGTAACCTCCATTATAGTTTCCCTCTTTTAGTGACTGCCATAATTCGGGATTGATATTGGATTCTATCTCCATATTTCCCAACATTCCAGCGATTGCATTAAGTGTAAAATTTTTGAAAAACATCGTGCTATAGAACACATAAGCATTGTTCTTCATTTCATCTTCTGTAAGATAGCGGTTTCCATGAATCCATTCAAGGGGCATTCCTGCACTATCACCATAACGATATATCTTTGACCACGCAGACGGTTTGGAAACATATGTATTAATGCTGACCTGTTCGGGTAATGGGTAACGTCCACTGTGCGCTCCCATGGTAATACCGCCATTTCCTGCACCTGCCCCCTGATAGACCATTTCTGTATGTCCGCTACGCCACACGATGTCCCCAGCTTGCCACGCTTCATTAATGTTGATTTCTTTGAATCCAGCTTGTAATAAGTATCCCTCCTCTGTCCTTGTGGTGAACCATGGGTTCACTGAAAAGAACCCTGCTTCTGTAAGTGCTTTTGAAATAAAAGAGCTACAGTCATAATAAGTAATACCGTTCACGGTCTGCCCTCTTCGGTATTGCTGAGAATATCCAATGTTGGGAGCATTGCACGCATTGACTGCCCACTGATAGGCTACATTAATATTTGGCATTTGCTACCCTCCTTAAAATGTTTCACGTGAAACATTTTGTTCCACGTAAATAAAATTAAACCATATGCAACATATCTTTTGCGTAAACGAATTCACGCCCACAAGCACGTGCCAGTCCACCTCCAAATGTTCCAGGGCACTCTACCCCGTTCGGGTCTTTTCCTTGCAATAAACATAATATTTCAAGTGCTGTCACAAGAAACTGTGTTTCTCCTCGCTTTACATAATGTCTACCTGCTTTTGCTCTTGTCTTTTTACCGACAATCCCGTCCTCCGCAATAGTGTCCCCGTAATCTGCGTTCATTGCCCTTTGTACTACACGGACTGCCATTCTTTTTGTGTCTCTCCCCACGATTCCATCAACTGCAATTTGATGCTGTGTAAAATTAATCGCGTGTTGCTGACCCATGGCAATCAGTTCGTTTCTTGAGATTACGTGCGTTGGCGGACTCTGTGGGACATTAGGTATAGCACTTGAAGCTCCATAGTCTTTGTACACGTGGTTCACATCACATCGCCCATTAATACCGTCGACCGTGCCATTACTGGAATATTGCCAAATATCTACATTGTCTACACCTAACGCATTCGCATAACGTGCAATCCACAAGTCATATCCCCATGTCTCACCAATGTAACTCTCATACCAGGATTTGCTGGCATAGATTCCAGCTTTATATCCATGCGCCAGCATAGCATCGCAAAAGCGCTTTGCGTTGTGCTTTGCTACAGACTGTGTTCCTTTTTCCTCGCTGTCGAAAAATACAGGTAAATTAGGAGTGTGCCCCTGTAATAATCTAAGGCAGTGATTGATTTCACCCTCAATTCTAGCTGTTGTTTTTGCGTAGGAATAGAAATAGACACCATATGGAATGCCCAATCTCTCGCATTCACTCACGTTTCGACTCCATTGTTTATCGTCTTGTGATGCCATATCTTGCCCATAACCGCAACGTATGATAACATAGTCTACAGCATTTTTTACTCTTTCAAAATCAATCACCCCATTATGATATGATATGTCAACTGCTTTTTTTACACTCATTTTTAATCCTCCTTTTTCTGTTCAAATGTGTCACAAATGCGCTGTAGCGCAAGTGTATTGTTATTCACTGCTTCTGTGATATCTGACATTTCCTGTTTGTGTGATTCGTTTAGTTTGTCCATGCGTGCGTCATTCTTATCTTCACGATATTTCACGTACCACATAGAAGCAATTGCTACAACTGTAGGCAAGCCCAACGTGTTAATAGCTGTCATGATTTCTTGCATGATATCACCTCCTTTTTTCTATCATAACACAAATAACAATATTTGTAAATAAAAATGTTTCACGTGAAACATTGTTCGCGTGAAACATTTTGTGTACGTTACAAAATAATCGAATCAAAGGGAACGCAAAGCCAAAAATTGATATCAGACTACTTGTCTATGTGCGTGTATATCAACTACAGTGCTCGTATTATTTTGGGTACGATAATATGATATCATATATTATTTAAAATGTCAATGTTTCACGTGAAACATTAAAAAGATATGACATCAAATATCATGTTCTTGCATTCCAAATTTTCAAACAAAAGTAAACCTCTGTTAAAGTATTCCCGTAACATCGTAACGATATAATGGGTCGAGTTGACACGAATAGCCGTGTTATCTATGACATCTGTTTTAGTAAAACATATCCGCGTGGGGAAGCTATCATCTGCACCTGTTGACACGTATAGACACACATCGTATTTTCTGACATTATACAAATTATCATTGTACTTAATAGTGCAAATATATCGTGACTGTCCTGAGGGTTTACCTATCAAACATTCATTATCATTTAAATATTTATTTTCGCTCGCGTATTCGTTATAGCCAGCACCTCGAAAAGCTCGCGCAATAGCGCTTTCCTTATATGCTGTTGACGCACTTTCATTATAAGTTCTTTCAAATACCCAACCGTCACCGCGTAAAAATTTGGTGTCTCTCTTTAACATTTTATTGATTCCAAATACGCTATAATAAGGGTTTAGCAATGAAACCGTATTCGATGCCATATATAGCATTACTCTCCTGTGCTGTTTACCATGACCAGAACTGATAGTTGTAAGCAATGATAAAAGTTTATTTACCTCATTTGGCAAATAGATATTATCCTCGTCTTGATACTCGTCAAAAAACACGGAACGGATATTGACGAATAACCCACGCATTTTTTTATACTTTCTCGCAACCGACAAAGCTAAACAATAACCGCATGGCTCTTCATTGATAAATAACTGCACCAACGCGCCACGCATTAAGCTTTTTTCCGTCATGACATAGCCGTCAAATTTTTCCGCAATATCTCCAAAATAGGTGTCGGCACAGTTCTTCATATCAACAACATTTCTATATAAATAAATAAACTGATTTTCAGGTCGGTATTTATCTTTTAAAAAATCCGAAACTTGTCTACATTTAATCGAATAACTTTTACCCGCTGTTCTGTTCCCGTCCACAATATAAATATCTGGTGTATTCCCGTATTTATCTTTCATAGTTAATAATCGCTCACAATGATAATAACCATCATCAATCATTTTAGCACCTCCATTCATGTTTCACGTGAAACATTTATTTTATAAAAGAGGTGACATATAGCCACCTCTTTAGAAGAAGAGAATTAAAATGGTATTCCCACGACATCATATTATAAATTTGACACGTCTAAGGTGCAATTAATATAATCGCGTCCTGCTTTTGTCTTTCCGCTAATTTTAACAATGGAAAATTTTTCCCCCTCCATCACGTTTTCAATGTCTTTCAAAGACTGTCTAAAAGTTGCAGACTGCCCTGAATATACTTTTTTGTCAGGTGTGATAATACTCACAAGCTCCTGCATATCTCCATTATCCTTAATATCATCAAAGATAAGATATCCATCAACTGGGATAGACTCTCCATCAGCGATATTTTTTAAGGGTTCAATGTCAGGCGCTGTGGTCATAAGATACTTCTCGACCTTTGTAAACTCTCTACTCATTTCTTTAATTTCTACCATAATTCTTTACCTCCTGTTTTCCTGTTAATCTTCCTTTTTCATTTCCTGCAACTCTGCTTCGGTAACAATTTTTTCGCTCTTGACATCTGAATTAAGCAAGAACTGCTCATCTGTCATTGCGCGTCTTTCCAGTTTAAACTTAATGTCTAATATGGAAACAATGTCTCCATTGTACTGCTTTTCAATCAAGATTTCCGCTTTATCCCTTGTCTTACAGTTTGGTAATTTCTCGTCAAAGCAATCTTTCTTGATTTCTCCTGTCTCTTTGTCCTTGTAGATTCTTTCTACAGAAACCTCCGCTGTGACTAATGTCCTTGTAAACATCTTGTTTTCCTCCTTTTTTCTGTTTCTTTGAGTGTGAATTGCAATGTAATATGTTTTATTTATTACATTAT